TATCAAGAGCGTTTTCTGAAATAATGATTCCTCGCAAGAGTTTCTTTGGATAGGATTTTATGTTTAAGTGGCTAAAAGGAAAGACAGAGGTTCAACAAGAACCTATTAAGCCCAAGGCTCGTAAAAGCCTATTCAGCACTCATGCGTTCGATATTCTCGATCCCGATGCTAAACGATTCAAATTGGCTGACTCTTTGGAAGCGATCAAAAAGACTCAGCCAGCGTTCTATGGCGAATACGCTATGGATGACTCCAGCAATGGAGTAGCTAATTTCAAAATGTACGCAAACGGTATGAATACCGTTTCCGATGCAGTAGTTGGCTGGTATGTTTCACAAGGTTTTATCGGTGCTCAGTTATGCGGTATCTTGGCGCAAAACTGGTTAGTGAATAAGGCTTGTGCTATGCCAGCCGATGATGCTATCCGTAAGGGCTACAACGTAGTTACCGTTGACGGTGACGAGCTAGATCCTGAAGCCGTTAAGATCATCAAGGCTTACGACAAAGCGTACAAGCTCAATTTCAATATGCGTGAATTCATCCGTAAGGGTCGAATTTTCGGCATTCGCATTGCAATGTTTAAAGTCATTTCGACTGACAAAGATTATTACGAGAAGCCTTTCAACATTGATGGCGTGACTGCAGGTTCCTATAAAGGGATCGTACAAGTTGACCCGTACTGGACAGCTCCAATGCTGGACGGTGCTTCTGCCAGCCAACCGGATACCCTGCACTTCTACGAGCCGACTTGGTGGATCATCAACGGTAAGAAGGTTCACCGTAGCCACTTAATCATTTTCCGTCATGCCGAGCCAGTAGACGTACTCAAGCCCCAATACATTTATGGCGGTGTGCCATTGACTCAGCAGATCATGGAGCGAGTCTATGCTGCCGAGCGAGTTTCCAATGAAGCCCCTCAGTTGGCAATGTCCAAGCGGACAACAATTTGGCTAACCGATATGGAAGCCGTCATGAGCGACACCAACGCAGCAATCGGAAGATTGCAGCAATGGGCTGCTTATCGTGACAACTACGGAGTCAAACTGGGCGATAAAGAAGGTGACGAATTCCAACAGTTCGACACTTCTCTAGCCGACTTCGATTCCCTCATCATGACCCAATATCAGCTTGTGGCTGCTATTGCAGGTGTGCCAGCTACTAAACTGCTCGGTACTTCTCCGAAGGGCTTTAATGCCACTGGCGAATACGAGGAAGCAAGCTATCACGAAATGCTGGAGTCGATCCAATCAAACGATCTGACCCCATTCGCTGAGCGTCATCATCAACTGGTTATCAAGTCTTTTGTAGAGCCACAGCTCAAGAAAAAGCTCGACCTCGAAACTACATTGAACTGGCTTCCACTCGATACACCAACTGCCGAGGAATTGGCTGCGACTAACCTTGCTAAGGCTCAGGCTGGACAAGCGTTGATCGGCTCCGGTGCTATCAGCAGCGAAGATGAGCGTCAACGTGTGGCAACTGACAAGCAGTCCGGCTACAACGAAATCGGTATTCTTGAAGATCAAGACCCTGAAGGCGAGGAACTCGCTGAGGAAGATTTCGAGAAGGTGCAAGACGGTATTTGGACACCATTGCCAAAGAATGAGGAACTCTCATACAAAACAACTGACGGAGACTTTGCCGATCCTGAAGATGGCGAAGGTCCTGTTGGCAAGATGCTGCAAGTAACCCAAGACAAAGATCCCTGCTGGGAAGGTTACGAGCAATTTGGCATGAAGGACAAAGACGGCAAGCAAGTCCCTAATTGCGTATCTCAAGACGATGCAGAATTTAAAGAGGAAGATCATCCTCGTGCAAAAAACGGACAATTCGGTTCCGGTGGCGCAAGTGCAGCCCCTGAATCCAAAGAATCTAAAAAAAAAGAAGTAAAAGGTGAGTCTCATGGATCTGCTGAAAAGTCCCCTGAGTCTGCTCAAAAAGATCTCCCTTTGGAGGAAAAGACAGGATCCAGCCAAGCGCAAGCAAGCGGGTTCAAAAAAACCAAAGAGCTTCCTAACGGTGGATATGTCGACCAACATGGATTCGAGCATTCACCCGGACTCAATGACCATGAGCGAAGTATTGAAGACGGCTTTTACGAAGAAATCCTAAAAGACACCCCGAAGCTGATTGCCGAATACAAGGCAACATTCGGAAACAAAATAGATCCTGACCTCGTTAAGAAGTTAGATCCAAATTTTGCAAAAGATCCATCATTGGCTGCAGCCGTACATGAGCCAAGTTCTTACTTGTCCAAGGTAATTTGGAAAGACGCTCTCGAGCAAAAAGCGAAAAACAACGATACCTCTGCCACCATGTTTACGGCTGGCGGTAGTGGATCAGGCAAGTCTGAATCTGAAAAGATGGCTAAAGATATGCTTGGTCTTGAAGAAGATTGCTTGACCTTTGATTCTGTATTGGGCAACTTTAAATCCTCTACTGACAAGATCGATCAAACCCTTCAAATTACTAAGGGTGGCGTGGACATCGTTTACACCAATGCGTCTCTTGACCTTGCCGTATTGCTCAATTTGAAACGCCCCCGGACCGTCCGATTGGATACCCAGCTTGATGCTCATATCAAAGCTTCTGAAAACATTAAGAAGATTGCCGAGCATTACAAGGGTGACAAACGAGTCAACATTACGATTGTCAACAACAACACCGGAGATCCTCCTTATTTAACCGAAGGCAAGATCGACCAAGTTCCTGACTACACCGACAGAGCTGCTATGCGGGAGAGAATGATCTCATTCGCTAAGAAGATTGTCGCTGAAGGCAGGATCAAGGATGGCGATAAAAAGCTCAAGATGCTGCTAGGCTAACCCTGCGCTCCTCAAGAATCATTCGGTTTGGAACAAATACAACAAAATATTTTTAGTACCTGTTACGGAGCAAACGCTTTGCAGCAGCTAAACGGATCTCATCGGCTGGAGTGTTTAGACCGGGCAGGATCTGCAGAGCTCGTATCATGTTTTTGAGAGCAGTCTTGTCAGAGTTTCCAGCGATCTTCAAATCAGCAAACTTGGCTGGATTGTTTTTTGCAAGGTCTTGGTAGTAAGTTGACATTTCAATTTCCTTTCGTATGGGAGCCGAAGCCCCCGGATTAAATTTATGCAGTTACGATTTTTTTGTTTTTGTACGTCCCGAGGTAAACGGCTCCTTCGACCTGCGGTGTATAAAACTCAATCTTGTAACTTGTATCGTTTGGCACTGGGAGATAAAACAAGCTATACGATACTTTTTGTTTCTCAAACCAAGCCGTTACTTCGTTGAGGTTTTCAGAGGTCTTCCATTCGAAAACGTTTGACCCGTAAAAACTGAATTTTTGCTTTTCCATTTTGATTTCCTTTCGTAGTTAATAAATACCTGCAGCTTCAAGTTCCGCTATTGCTGCAAGAGCAGCAGCAGCTCGACCAGCGTGACCTTTTGCCATTGCTACCATGTAGATGACTCGGATCTCTAAAATGCCTCGGACCTCTAAGTATCCGTACCGGGCTAGTGCTTCCATGATTTGCTCCTTTCGTGAACTGATCTCTACTACAGTTCTAGTATCATACTAATTAAGCATAGTGTCAAGTGATTTAAGAAATATTTTTATGGTGTTGCTTTTATCATACACCTCAAATAAACCTTAAAAAGACTTGACTCCATGCCAAATAGGTATATACTGAAGGTGTAGTCTTTGATAAACACGAAAGGAGATCAAAATGGCACGTCAATTAAGCAGGTATGCAAGAGCTGGTCAAATGATCCGTAGTTTTATGCGTGAGCAAGGGATCGCTGGCAGCGTCAGGGGTCAAAGTTATGCAGGAGGCAGCAGCATAAATATTCATGTTGAAGATTTGCAGCCAGCAACCTTGCAAGCTTTAGAGCGTTTTGCTCGTCAATTCGAGTACGGCAGCTTTAACGGCATGGAAGATATTTACGAATACAACAACGTAAATGATGACTTGCCACAAGTGAGCTATGTCTTTGTTAACAACAATATCAGCAATGGTTTACGTCAAGCGATTTGGGATTTTGCAAGGGGCTATTACAAAGGTTTAGAGAATGCTCCTGCCGATGCGATTGAAGCTGGCAACTACTATTGCCCAAACTTTGATCGTTACGGTCAGCAAGTAGTCTATCGTTTGTTTGCTGGTGGTTATATGCAAAACCAATACTGGGACTTCGTAAACGGAGTCGAGGAGGACTTGGCTGCATGACCACTGACACCAAGAAACGAAACCGAGGGGGGATGGGATACGTCCCCGCTGCTCATGAGATTATTGAGTCACGAGGGCATTTATCCCAATCCAAAGCAGCCAGTTTGATCTATACTACTCAAGCAAGATGGAGTAATTACGAAACTGGTAAAAGCCGAATGCACCCGGCTCATTGGGAGCTATTCCTTATAAAGAAAGGAGAAGAAAATGCCTAAAAAAATGAGTTTTGAAGAAGCTCGTGCCAAGTGGCTTAAAGAGCTAAATGGTCGAGACATGGCTGAATATGGCAATGATCTTGAAAAAGAGCAAGACGCAAAAGTGGCAAAGCTTATGACTCCTGAGTATGTAGCTCAGTGGGGAAAAGCCAAAGAAGATGCCAAAGGCAACTAAGAAGGTAAACGGGATAGTCGGTAAAGCATTACGACCTAATGCAAGCATTGCTGCCGACTATGCTAAGCCAACAGTCGATTTGATCGGCTTGATGTCTCGAGACGTTGAAAGACAGCTAAAAAAACTATTTAAAGAAAACAAGTTCGGGTTTGCTGAGGACGCTTCAATCTCCAGTCAAGCCCGGATTCTATTGAACTGGCTGCTGCTCAAGTGGTCAAAACGCTTCAATGAGGTCGCT